ATTACCGCAAGCGGACTTAAAATCTCCGCAACCTCATCTGCAACCGCAGATATTTGGCAATACAGCACCAACGGTGGAACGAACTATACGCAGTTTTCAACCACAGCCGGAACTTCCGCAACGAAAACCTTAACGGGGTTATCTCCAAATACCACTTATTCCATTAAGGTTCGTGCGAGAAAGAAATCCAACCAGGTATATGGTGCATCAAGTGCCGTATCGGCAAAAACCCTCGGTGGCTCGACTATCGGCAGCGTTTCTGCCTTAACTGCGGATGCCGCCACAGTAAGCATCAGCATCAACACCACCGTGTACGATGCATCCTACACCCATAAACTGCAAATCAAAAATGGCTCTACTGTTTATTTGGAGATAACGGGTTTGTCTTGGGCAAAAGGAACGGCGGCACGAACCATTACGCTGACCGCTGCACAGAGGACAACGCTCCTCACGGCTATGGCATCGGTAAAATCCTTCACGGGCACTTTTGCCTTGCTGACATACAGCGGTTCAACGCAGATTGGTACAACGGCTACAAAAACCGCAACTGTTCAAACTACCGAGGCGAACTCGGGACCGACAATGACGGACTTCACCTACTATGATGGTCGTTCTACAACTGCAACAGTTACGGGTAACGACCAAGTATTTATCCAAGGATACTCATACTTGTATGTGACCCCCGGAACTGCAACGGCAAAAAACAACGCTACCATTGCTTCGTATTCTGCAACTTGTAATGGTGTCACGCTCTCCAATACAACGGGCGCGGTGATTAACCTTTCAGCAGTTTCAAAGTCCGGCAATTTGGAGGTTGTGGTTACGGCTACCGACAGCCGTGGCTATACAGTAAGTAAAAAGAAGAATATCACGGTTATTGCCTATGACAAGCCGAAGGTATCTTCCATAACTCTGCGCCGAACCAACGATATTGAGGCCGAAATGCAGCTCATTTTTAACGGCACGATTTCACCCATTACGGTGTCTGGAACGCAGAAAAACAGCCTTAAATATGTGCAGTATCGTTACAAGCTGACAAGTGCATCAAGCTACGGCTCCTACACGAGCATCCTATCTTCGGTATCGACAAGCGGAACATCGTTCTCGTTTTCTAATTTGGAACTGTGTAGCCTTGACGCTAACTCGTCCTATGACTTCCACGTCTATATTCGAGACCAGTTAAACACGCTGTCCGCAGTAAACCTTTATTTCACAGTTCCGCAAGGTACACCGCTTGTTGCTCTGCGAAAGAAAAAGGTCGGCATAAACACACCCGCCCCAGAAGCAGAACTGCACGTGGTTGGAAATGCGAAAATATCCGGCACAGTTACGGCTGGAACAGTAACGGCAACAACCCTCAACGGCGCTCTCGCACCTTCAAAACTGTCCTCTGCGGTAACTATTGCAAAGGGTGGCACGGGTGCTACCACGGCTGCGGCGGCTTGTACGAACCTTATAAGCGGACAGACAATCGCACCGAAAGTTATCAATGTCACAGGAAGCCAATACTGGATTGATGGTGTTTACGGCATCAATATGCAAAACTCCGACATCATTGGTATTAACGGCTTGTATCTGCTTGATGCGGTTGATTCCCAAGGTGAGGGCATTAACTTTTACCGAAGTTCTACCACTTGGGACAGGCTTTACTCCTATGCAGGCACCTTGTATTATGCACCCAATGTGGAAACTAATACACACCCCGGCACTCGCTATACTGTCTATCATTCGGGTGGTGCGACCATTCCACTTTCAAAGGGTGGCACGGGTGCGACAACGGCTGCGGCGGCAAGAACCAACCTCGGCATCACCTATACTTCGCTGTATAACGGAACGCTGTCGAGTGGCTCTACCACATTTAACTACGGCAATTATAAAGCCTATGTTATTATCGGTCGCCCCAAGTCCTCCTCGGCTTTGGAGTCTATAACATTGCCGAAAGGAATACTCACGACTTCAGAGGTAACATATCAGTTAGCCGATGAGGCAAACTATGTGTCTTTTAGTGTTAAGTATTCCGGCTCAACCGTAACCTTGGCATTTAAGGCAAGTAGCTCTACGGGGCAAATTACCCGTGTGTTCGGCATCAATTAAGGAGGTTCAAATGAAGGTTTTACTTGATAAAAACGGCTTTATACAAAGCTACGCGCTCATTGGTGACTTGGTGGATGGTATTGATATTCCCGACCCAGAAGACATCGACCATTTCACCGAACACTACGCAGCATACAAAATTACCGATGGCAAGGCTCTCCTTGATGAAACATATCAAAAAGCACTCCAAACCGAAGCGGAAAAGGAAAATCTCCGAAACCGCAGAGAGGTGGAGTGCTTTTCAGTTATCAACCGAGGGCAACTTTGGTATGAGGGTGTCAGCATCGCACAGCTCTTGGAACTGCGAAAGTGGTACAAGGCTTGGCTGAATGTTACCGATACACTTGTCGTGCCGGAAAAACCGACATGGCTTGAATAAAAGAAAGGAGAAAACGGCTATGGACATCACTGCAATTGCCGGAGTAATAACGGCTCTCGGCGTCATTCTCGGTGCGGTATTTGCCGTACACAAGTGGTTTTTGAAACAGGAAAAGCAAGACCGTGATATCAAAGCCATCAAGGAAGAACAGACCGTGCTTGTCCACGGTATTCTTGCCTGCTTGATGGGTTTGAAGGAGCAAGGCTGCAACGGTCCCGTTACAGATGCCATTAACCAACTCGAAAAGCACATTAACAAACAAGCTCACAAATAAGAAACGGAGGAAAAGATTATGACTGATTTTACTGTTATTCCCGCATTGGTGGCTATTGTGTACACCATTATCGACATCACCAAAACCGCTATGGGCGGTGATGAGAAGTTCAAGCGTTTCATTCCGCTGATTGCCTGTGTTCTGGGCGGCATCTGCGGTGTGGTGGCTTTCTACTTCGTCCCAGGCACGATGGGTACGGAAAATCTGCTCGTTGCCATTATCGTAGGTGCAGCAAGCGGTCTGTCTGCGACAGGCACCAACCAGGTGGCAAAGCAGCTCACCAAGACTACGAAGGAGGACAAGTGATATGAATCTGCAGAAACTTATTATGACCGAGAATGCCTGTTACAAGGCGGGTCGCAAAATTACTGTTAAAGGCATTATGGTTCACTCCACGGGTGCAAATAACCCGTGGCTGAAACGCTATGTCGGCCCCGATGATGGTAAGCTCGGCAAGAACCAATATAACAACCATTGGAATCAGCCGATGGACAGAGAGGTCTGTGTCCACGCCTTCATTGGCAAGCTGAAAGACGGCTCTATTGCCACATACCAATGTTTGCCTTGGAATCATCGAGGCTGGCACGCAGGTGGCTCTGCGAACAACACCCATATTGGCTTTGAAATTTGTGAGGACGGCTTGACCGATGCCTCGTATTTTAATGCCGTTTACAAGGAGGCGGTTGAGTTCGTTGCGTACCTCTGCAAAGAATACAACCTTGACCCTATGAAGGACGGCGTGGTCATTGGCCACTACGAGGGCTATAAGAGAGGCGTGGCATCAAACCACGGAGACCCTAAAAACTGGTTTCCAAAGCATGGAAAATCGATGGATACCTTCCGTGCTGACGTAAAGGCTCTGCTCACCGCATCCAAGCCCGCTGAAAAGCCTGCCGAAAAGCCTGCGGATACTACCATCGACAAGGGTGACCTCGTAAAAATTACGGGCACCAAGTACTACAACGGCAAGACCATCCCCGGTTGGGTTAAAAACAAGAACTGGTATGTCCACTCTTTGAAGGGTGACCGTGTTGTTATCAACGAAAGCGAGGACGGCAAAAATGCCATTATGTCCCCGGTGAACATCAAAGACCTGGCTCTTGTCGGTTCTGCTCCCAAGGAAACCTACCGCATCCATACTGTTGTGAAGGGCGACACCCTTTGGGATATTTCCGCAAAATATCTCGGCAAGGGCAACCGCTACCCGGAAATTAAGGAACTCAACAACCTTACTTCCAATGTCATCTACAGCGGTATGAAACTGAAAATCCCTAACTAAACTTATGCCCATCGAGCCGTTTTGGTTCGGTGGGCATTATTTTTTTTGCAACTTTTTTGTATTTCCATTGAAAAAACGAGAGTCTCATCCGCAGGGGCATAGTGAGGAAACCCCTCAGAACGGAGGACTTCACTATGACAAAAGGTGAAAAAGAAGGCATTATCTCAATGCGTAAGAGCAATCTGTCCTATGCGGAAATCTCGGAAAAAACAGGTTTTTCAGTAAGTGCAATCAAGACATTCTGCTACAGGCAAGGTCTTACAGCTACAACTCACAAGCCGGGTGTAAATTGTAAGAATTGCGGAGGGCTAATTACGGAAAAATCAAAACAGCGCCCGCGTCTTTTCTGCTCTGACCAATGTAAGCAAGTTTGGTGGAATAAGCACCGCAAAGAGAGAAACAGCTCAAGTATAGTTCCGCACGTCTGTGCCACCTGCGGTAAAATCTTTAATGATTATAGCGGTGCTAACCGAAAATACTGCTCCCAGGCTTGTTTTCGAGAAAGGAATAAGCGCGATGGAGAATAATGATTTCAAGTCCCTTTTGGGTTATAAGTCGGCTATGGCACAGGCGCGGGTTATGCTCTCAAAAGGACTAATAAACGCAACTGAATATGGTGTAATAGAGACAAAGATGTGCGAGATTTTTGGTATCAATTCTATCAGTTTATATCGAGAAAATGACTGGATAAATACCCCTTTTAGAGGTAATATGTTACCTGGAAAGGAGGTTTTATGATGCCAAAAGTAACGAGAATTATCCACCCGCCAAAGCTCGAAAGCAAGAAGAAAGTCGCAGCCTATTGCCGTGTTTCATCCGGCAAGGATGCAATGCTCCACTCCTTATCCGCCCAGGTCAGTTATTATAATGACCTCATACAGAAAACAGACGGCTGGGAGTTTGTCGGTGTTTATGCCGATGAAGCTATGACCGGCACAAAGGAAGGTCGAGCCGACTTTCAAAGAATGATTGCTGATTGCCGTAACGGGAAAATTGATATACTGCTGACCAAGTCCATCTCACGCTTTGCCCGCAACACCGTGACACTTCTCGAAACTGTCCGTTTGCTCAAAGCCTACGGGGTGGACATTTATTTTGAAGAGCAGAACATCCACACGATGAGCGCCGACGGCGAGCTGATGCTTACCATCCTTGCATCATACGCACAGGAAGAGAGCCGTTCCGCAAGCGAAAACCAAAAGTGGCGCATCAAAAAGAACTTTGAAGAGGGTCTGCCTTGGAGTGCCCAAATCATCGGTTACCATCTTAAAAACGGCAGATACGAGATTGTGCCGGAAAAGGCGGCAATCGTAAAGCGGATATTCGCAGAGTACCTTGCAGGCTCGGGTGTTACCCAAATCGGCAAAGGACTCGACGCTGACGGAATTCGCCCACTCCGAGGGGAGCGTTGGCATCCAAATACAATACAGAAAATTCTCCGCAATTATAATTACACGGGAAACCTTATCCTTCAAAAGACCTTTACTGAAAACCACATCAGCAAAAAGGTTATAAGGAATGACGGGCAACTCCCCAAATACCACGCAACGGATACCCACGAAGCCATCATCGATATGGACACCTTCCTTGCGGTGCAGATTGAAATTGAACGGAGAACCCAAGCCTACGCACCCAAGAACACAACGATTAAAAGATACCCGTATTCAGGAAAAATCGAGTGTGCAAAGTGCGGTAAGCACTACCGCCGAAAAATAACAAGCACACAGGTGGTTTGGGTGTGTGCGACTTTTAACCAACGTGGAAAAGCCTTCTGTGCCTCAAAGCAGGTCCCGGAAACGGAGATTGATGCGATTGTGGCTACCATTCCCGGCGGAATGCAAAGCATCGATAAAATCGTGGTTGATGAGGGTAATAAAATCCACCTTCATTTAGTGGATGGTTCGGTGCAAACATTGACCTGGGCAGACCGTTCAAGACGGGAGTCCTGGACAGCAGAAAAACGAGAAAAAGCAAGACAAAAAGCCTTTGAAAGGAGCAGAAAATATGGCGAGAGCAATAACGGTTATTCCTGCCACCAGGGATAAGTTTACTGCGTTACCGACAGCCTCTATTGCAAAGAGGAAAGTCGCGGCCTATGCCCGTGTTTCCACGGATAGTGACGAGCAGTTCACGAGCTATGAAGCCCAAATTGATTATTACACCAATTACATCAAAAAACGAGACGATTGGGAGTTTGTAAAGGTTTATACCGATGAGGGTATTTCCGGCACGAACACTAAACGCCGTGAGGGCTTTAATGAAATGATAGCCGATGCCTTGGCGGGCAAGATTGATTTGATTGTAACCAAGAGTGTGAGTCGCTTCGCACGTAACACCGTTGACAGCTTGGTTACAGTACGAACCCTCAAAGAACACCATGTTGAGGTTTTCTTCGAGAAGGAAAATATTTATACCTTTGACAGCAAGGGTGAACTCCTCATAACCATTATGTCGAGCCTTGCCCAGGAGGAAAGCCGTAGCATTTCCGAGAATGTTACCTGGGGTCAGCGTAAGCGGTTCGCAGATGGCAAGGTTACTATGCCGTTTAGTCATTTCCTTGGGTATGATCGGGGTGAGGACGGACAGCCCGCCATCAATGAAAAAGAAGCCGAGGTCGTTAGGCTGATTTACAAATTGTTCCTTGAGGGCAAAACCCCAGCGGGCATTTGTAAGCACCTTGATAGCCTGGGCATTCCTACACCAAGCGGTAAAACCAAGTGGAGTCAAACCACGGTTATGAGCATCCTCCAAAACGAAAAATACAAGGGTGATGCCTTGCTGCAGAAGAAATATACCGTAGATTTCCTCACCAAAAAGCAAAAGGTCAACGAGGGTGAAATTCCTCAATATTA